ATGTCTGGACTTATTAATCCACATGCGGCCCCGGAAGAAGCAGCCTATGCGCTGCTGATTGAGCTCGTTCGCGCCCAGCGCGTGCCGCAATATGAAGGCGAAATTTCCGGCCTGCTGGCGATGTACGACGAAGCCGTTAAACACTTTAAAGAGAAAGAGACCGAGCGTTAGGCGTGGACATCGTGGTGCGAGAAAAGCGTGACGCCTGCGGAAGCCGCGCAGGCGTTGGCTGGATAGCGGCTTGGGTCATCAGCTGCCGCGGTAGGTAGAGTATCCGTACTGACTGAGCAGCAGCGGGATATGCAGTTTTTGATTTTGCTTTGTAACATTGAAAATAACCGGAATCACCGGGAAGAACGTATTCATATTTTGGCTTTTAAAATAGTCACCAGTTTTAAACGTCACTTTATACACCCCCGGCTCCATATTCTCCGCCTGCGGATAGAGCGATTTAATCCGCCCATCGGCATCCGTTTTACCGGTGGCGATATGCTGCCAGCTCTCCCCCTGCTGTTTATCCAGCTCAATCTGCACCCCCGGTGAAGGGAGCCCGGTTTGCTGATTAAGAATGTGTACGCTGAGCGTCCCCTCTGGCGCCGCCAGCGCGCTGAAGCTGAGTAGAGAAATTACGGAGGCGATAACTAATTTCATAATAGTAACCTTATTGGGCAAGTGAAAGTGCCCTAACTATAGTCAGCGCGGCGGGGAAAAAAATTAAACTTTTTGTTATCAGTTTGAGTTGATGGGTACTGTCTCCACACACAACACGCTGAACCGGTTTCCTCGTAAGAAGAGGAAGTGTCTTATGAGTAGGTAGCCCCGTGCTCTTAGTAACAGGATACGGTGACACTAAGTCTATCAGGCAGGGGAAATAGATTTGCTGGGTTCAAATATCACAAGGTAAAAAGATATACGCCGTGGCCTCTGCCGCCTCTACCAGAACAGTGCTTACTGCAAATAGGCTGCAGTATTCGAAATAATCATTTAATATTATTTAAACTACTATTCCAGTGTAAGTAATCACCTGGTTCAGATATTGATCGTTATCATTGATTCTCTTGTCGCCACGCCTTAACCATCTCCTTTGTTACCTCTTTCTTGTAGCAAATAGGTGAGTACCCACCAGCTTTGCTCCAGGCACTGCGGCCACCGCACGAGCTGCCGTTCCGGGCGGTATTGAAGGGACAGGCACAAGTACCGGGGTAGGATGCGACAGAGTCATCAATAATCCTTTGACTGACCTGATCATCGCTTAAGGAATTCGATTTGGCGATGGAAATATCTGATGCAAAGACGCACACAACAGCGAATACGGAGATGGCGACGAATTTGATGTTCATTCGGATCTTTCCAGGCAGTGGATGAACATCGAGGGTATGCTTTCAAATAGTGTTCAATATTGATCTATAACAACTGTACTTCACGCCAGCTTAAAATGCGATATTTAACCCAGTCAGACAGAACCTAAAGCTATAATGACTATTAGCCTGTTACCGGCAACATATTTTCACATTCCTGCAGAGCGCTTATTCTGCACTCAGCTATAACCAGCATTAACCATTCTGTTCGATATTACAGAGCAGTAATGCTGTACTCTGACTGGCCATCGTCCGACAGATACTACAAGACATTAGAATCATCGAAATGGTCCGTCGATATGCTCACCTGGCACCTAACCATTTAACTGAGCACGCACGTCAAATTGACTCAATTTTTGCAAATTTTTGCAGAAGATGTCCCAAATATGTCCCACAAGGAAAAATCAGCGACTGGAGGAAGTTGATAAGTGATTGATTATTAAATGGCCCCTACAGGATTCGATATAAACACATAACAAACTGATTTTATTTAACTATGTAGGTTACAAAAATCACACATACCCCCATATATACCCCCACATATTTTTCTGCGGGTGAGAATGGACTATTTATCGTGCAATTTGGGGCTCACGGCACCTTTTCACATGTCGGTAATATCCACCGGTACAAAATCACGCCCAAATTTATGTGCGGAAAAATTTCTCTATATACATGCAAAATGTGTTGGTTCGGTTGGTTCAGTTGCCTCAAAACGTAAAGTCCATTGTTTTATTTGGATATTTAGCAAAAAAGTGAACCAACACCACCAGATTTTGAACCAACATTTACCGCACTGAGCCAACATTGCATCCAAACCATAGAGAGAATCCAATGAAAATGTATCTTATGGACCTGAAACAGGTATGTGAAGCTACCGGGTTTCGAAAGACTGCTATCTACGACTGGATGAAAAAAGGTACTTTCCCTCACCCAGTTAAGATAGGTCGTAGCGTTCGCTGGCCATCAGGCGAAATTGAGGAATGGATAAATGGGCATATTTCTCATCGAGATAGTGGTGCCGACTAAGCTGGTTTTACCAGCGAGACAGTGCTTCATGCCCCCCCTGGGGCGACTCTAAAGGTGCGATTTCCGCATTTTTAACCAACAACAGGGTGACTAACGATTACCCTGTTCGCCTGAAAGATTCCCTCTTACATCCGGGATATTACCGCATGTACGGGCCCGGAAATTTAATACGCTCGATCGCCTCTATAACATGCAGCTCCAACCACAACACACGTCTGCCAATCAGTGCAATCCAAATCCGTATCAAACAGTATAAATTTAACAAGCATTTTTTTGGATGCCCTAAACAAGCATTTCAACGTCAGACTATCGCCAACGCAATCCTTCAGCTGGCGGTAGCTCTTAAATTTCCAAAGCATTCCAAAATTTATGACCACCAGCGCCGCACACCCTTGGTGAGGGTGGATGAAGAGAAAGGTCAGTTATGCGAAACCTCATCCGTATAACAGCGTTATACAGTGGTATACTGTATAAACCAAAAACACTGATATGGCGGCCCCTCATGAGCAAATCCAATCTTGTAGCATTCCGCGTTCCGGCCGAATTGCATGGCGCATTTAATCAGGCTGTAGCGGCGGCGGGCGGTGACAAAACAGCGTGGTTGCTCGATGCCCTGCGCAGCAAACTGAACCAGCCGGAGAGCAACCCACAGCTGCGCATGCTTGAGCTGGTGGAGCGAATGGAAGTAGCAGCAGCCGCACTGGAAGGTGGCAAGCAGGGGATCCCGCCGACCCTGTACAATGAAGCTGCTGTTATTGGGATTGTTGCTGGCACTATCCGGGAAGGGTTCGACAATGGCCGCATTATCGCTGAGCGGCTCAATGAGGCCGGTTATCAGACTAAAGCGGGCAAGGCGTGGGATATGGACATTTACAGTGCCTGGAAGCGTCAGGGGCGCAACGCTGAGAAGCTCTCAGCGGCGCTACGATAGGGACTCTGGTTTATCTGCGCGGCGCGGCGGGCTTCTTCCACTGGTAGGCTTGTGCGCTCAACCTGCGGCGGTGGCGCTCTTTATCGTGCCGTGATCATGGGGTAAGCGTTAGGGCAATCTTAGCGTGCTCATGGGGTAGCCTTTTTCGATGCTCGTTCAAATGACCGAATTGACGCCTCCGCTTTGTGTATCACCCGGGCAAACCCTTTAGCGTCTCTCGGTTCTTTCAATCGCCAATAAGCTGATTCAGTCTTTAGCAGTCGAGAGCGCTTTTTCTCGAAGGTATCCCATCTCATGCCGGGAGGTTTCGGAAACTTGAGCGGGCTATTTAGCAGGCTGCCCGCGGGTGGGTAATCATCTCCCCATAGATCATGCCTCTGCTTCCACACACTGCGCCGTAAGCGAGCGATCTCATCTTCACTCTGGCTGGCATAGTGAAGGCTCCAGCATTTACGACACCCTATATCCTTTCGGCCAATAAATAATTTCGCAACCCGGCCACCACAATGCGGGCAAATGTACCATCGCCGATAGCCAAAACCAGCCCGGGTGATCGTGATGCCAATAACCCGCATTACTCCGTTGATTGTCGCGCTGTAGCCACCAGAGACCATCGAGAAGTACACCCTTCCGCTCTCGGTATCACAAAAAATCTGTGTTTTCGGGCTCGAATCCACCAGCTTTCTTTGCATACCTGCCAGAAACTGGAGGTTAATCCGTGGTAGCGCAGAGGTGTAAACCCGCGTCTGCTCTCTCATTGGCTCAGATTTCCGCTAAAAAAATCCGCAAATGAATACGAAATAATATGAGTTCTGCGCAATTGATTACGGCGAATACAGCCTAATAATCGTTACTAAGACCTTAACAATTGTTAACCACTCATGGGGTAAGCGGTTTTTCCGCATATATCGGTTTCGTTTTTCCGCTATCAGCGTTTTGACAGCTCACGAACAATAGCGGCAACCATCTGCGGCTTCGCATCCTCGATACCTTTCTGCAGAAACTCTTTCTTTGCCGACGAACGCCTGAACGTCTGCGGTATATCCGGATCCTGAACATAGATTGCATAATTTGCGGAGTAACCGATACGGCCGGTTATTCTCGTTCCTTTGGCTACAACTTCCCGATACTGTGAATTTATCAGGGTACTGGTATCAATCGGAGTATAGAGGGCCGCGACCAAAGCACCTTCGTGTAATGCTGCCTGAACAGCGCGGTAGGCCCGGCGCCCGGCTATATCTTTCACCAGCACATTGATGTTACGCCGAATCTGGTTCATACCTTTGGCTTTGATAACCATTTATCACCTCACTTCGCTGCCTAGTACGCACTGAAAAAACATTCATTTTGCTGCGTACCTATCTGCGTACTGCGTACCCATCAATCTTTTTTCTTTACGGGCATTACTGCCGCAGCAGCTTCTTCAGCTCGTTCCTGTTTTGATACATGACGTTTAATCATATCGGGGCCAATTAGGCTAAAAAGAACTGTAATCAACTGCCACAATGTCAGAAAAACAAGCAATCCATACGATATGCCTCTGAATATCTCTTTATGCGACAAAATCCATTCGAATTGCTTCAATAATGGGACGATAACACCGACAATCAGTACAGTTGCGAGGATCGCAGTGGAGTGAACTATTGGAGTGAAAAGCCGGTGTATACCTGGACCACTATTTTCCGATGCTCCACCACGAAATGACTTTTTCAGCCTTTCTGGATAGATAATGGCAAACCAAGCTCCCACCACGGCAAAGATGATGGAAGCAGTGGTTCTTAATGCTTCAAAAAGGGGCCATTGGAGTGCAAAAGCTACATTTCTACCCAAAATCCCGGATAGTAATACCATCGCAAAGCATGCAACTCCAATTACCACTTTAAATTTCATAATAGCCCTGCACCGTTCAGAATAGCGTTTTTCTTTCTGACCAACTCTCGTAAGAGCGAATCAATCTGTACAAATTCAATATTTTCTCTTTCAAGATCAAGCTGAAACTCCATTCTTGCCAATGATTTACTTAGCCAATATGGTTTATTGGATTCGCCTGTGAAGTAAAAGCCATAGTCGTTTACTTCACTTGGGTCCGCCTCCCAGTCGTCGATCATCGAGTTCACATCTTGAAGAGTCACATTTGGCGAAAGTGTATACCGTACTTTTGTCGTAATATCAGCACCTTGTGGTGCTCCAAGATTAACCACTTGAAGCATTCTCTGCCACAAACCTAACTCCTCAGGCTTAGTCAGATCTAACTCAATAACACGTTCAATTTTTCTAATACGGTTAGCATTCTGTCTGATGATGTCATGCTTCCCCCTGTTTCGCACCAAGCTGGAGCTAAATTTGGGAATGTAGTGTTTCTCTTCTTCATTTTCATCAAGAGGGTTATTTCTGTAACCTGTAACCCGAACTTCAACACTCCCATCCTCATTTGTGAAAGGTGCTGCGACTACATGAGGTGAGGATTGCTTAAGGAAACAGTGAAGGTAGTGCTGAAGAGAAGATTGCGACGTTAATTTATTGTGAAGCCTAACCGTCGCTAACAAATCCCTCTCCGGGAGGAACCAAAAATATGTAGCGTAACCAGGTATGCTCCCCCCCTGAACCGCGTTCAAAATTACTTCAGGGTCAGCGCCGAATCTCGCCGTTTCGCTTATTGAAGGAACTTGCTGTCCATTGGTAGGTATTTCGTTCCAAATCAACAGGGCCCAATCGTCACCATTCCGTTTAGCATCAACAAGATAACAAGGATATCGCTCTTCATTAGCTTCAAAGGTTTTGGTTTGCTTTAGTGTTTTCGTCCTAGCCCAGTGCTGCAAATCGGTAAGCATCTCGGTTGTGTTACCGAACGCCGGTTGTTGATCACCGTATGCATAATACCCCGCTTTATTAATCTTATAAAAAGTAAACACTGCCTGCTCAGTTACCATGTGTATAAACCCAAATGAATACGAAAACTCTCAATGTAATATCATTTAACGTTTATATGTTACTGATCGTTTAAACAGCCATAACTGTTTAAATATACAGTTATCACAACTAACTGCAAACTAATTTTTGGTTGATACCTTACCGCGAACCATCACCCGTGCTGGTGGTCTGCCGCTTTCTCTCCAGCCAGCGATGGAAGCCCTCTAACTGCCGCGCCTTCCCCTCTGGTGTCTTTGCGCCGGTGCTCATGCCTCCGTGTAACTTACAGCGGCCAGAAGCATATAGGGCTGTCATTTTGCATGGCGTACCTTTCCGCGTCGTCGCTCCGCACGTCATATCCCTGCAGGCTTCCGGGAAAGGTGTTTCGCCGCCGATATCATCAGCCCACGCCCGGTATAGTTTCCGCTTCTCTTTGTTAGTCATAATCCCGCCTTTCGATGTCAACTTTTGTCACCCTCTCATGGGATAGGGCGCACATTGAGTAACGCCCATGAACCATGGTTAGAATGAGCCATTAGCCCGGCGCCTAAGCCCATAGAGGCTTTCCATTCCTGATGACATTGGCCCCCCGCGATCCATATCCTCGAGGAACCCAGAGACTGTAACAACATCGCCCTGCTGGACTGCCTCAACACCAGTGATGTTGTGCTGGCTGCCGGTTGTCTGATCTATCAGCTGTATATTTACCTGTATCGGCCGCTTAGAGCCATCTCCCGATTGGCTGGATGATGCAGATGAAGTTGGTAGGTATTCTTTACCTGTAGACGCCTTCTGGATCGTCGGAGAACTACCGGTAACATCCTTATTGCTGAACACTCTGCCTCGGTCGCCAGGAATCATAATTAACCCGTTTTTGGTCTGCAGGAGTTCAGGCATATTCCCTTCGCCAACCTGGTACGCCCCACCAGCACCTACCGTTCCGCCATTTTTTCGTTTGCCGGCCAGCGCAGCACCAATGGCGAACGCAGCTACCATGCCGGCAATACCGGCAATTGCAGCCCCACCGAATGTGGCGATAGAAGCTGCGGCTGCGGCAGGAGCCCACGCGGCCGCAGTTTGCGCACCGGCCTGTTGCGATGAGTTAGATGTCATCTTATCGGCTATCATCGCCATCGCAGCATTTTTCAGGTATTGAATACCAACTTCAACCAGAGCCTGAATGACGCTATTAAGAATGGCGTTCCCCAGATTCTTGAAAGCCTCAGTGGCGCTTTGCGTACCGTTGATTAATCCCGTCATCGAACTTGCGGCCTGGCTGGCAAAACCATCAACTGCCGCCGCCATAAGTTCGTTAGTTGTGCTTTGGTTGCGGAATATCTCCCATTGAGCCTCAATTCGCTGTTTTTCATAGGTATTGTTTGCAGCGTTCCTGAGAGCTAAAGCTTCCTGTTCAGTGATTGTCTTTTGCTGTTCAAACTGCTGAATAAGCGCAAGTTCCTGAGCATGCTGGTTAGCGAGGCGCTGTACTGGATCTACCTCGCCGGCTGCCTGTTGCTGTGGCGTAACGACCTGCTGCGCACGAATTTTGGCTAGGTTGACCTGATGCTGCTGTTCCATCAACTCCGATTGTTGGTTATAGGTCTTCTGATCAATCATCTGGCCATCGAGTTGGCGTTTAAGTTGCTCTCTGCCGTCAGAATAGGCTTTATTTTCCTTCCTGAGCGGGTCATTGCTGATCGCATCATTAAGGTCTTTCTGTCGCTGCTGAGCGTCAAATAACTGCCCGGCCAACTCACGCACTCTTTCCTTCTGTGCATCGGTAGCCTTAGCTCCGAGAGCGGCCACAGCATTAAACTGCGCGGACTCTCTAGTATTCTCGTCATAGCGCATTGTCAAAACGGCAATCTGCCGCTGCAGGTTGTCGATTGAATCGTCGCCGCGAGCAAAGGCATTCTTCGGGGGCTTGTCCTGCTTTTTCCTGGCGTCGGCAATTTGCTTGTCCAGAACAGCAGCGGCATCGGCATATTTCTTATCGTCAATTAGCCCTTTAGCCTTGTCTTTGCTTAGTTGTTCACGCTCCTGGTTGAGCTTATCAACGACTGTTTGACCAGATTTAATGATCGAATTGGCATTGTTTTCTGCCGTTTTCTTTTCGAGGTTGGTGATATATGCGGGAGTTTCCCCTTTAGACGGCGTGTAAACATTTTGCGAGTCTTTACTTGCCTGCTGAGCCATGAGGATCAAGGCGCGCTCTGCCTTAAGCCTTTCAACCGTTTGCTCAGTTTGTTTTACTCCCCAGCCCAAGCCTGCCTTTCTCGCCTTAGCTAAGTCAGACTCAGCAACAGCAAGTTGCTCAGTATTTTGCTCAAGCTTTTGAGTTAGCATCACAGCGTCTGGTGCGTTTCCGGTTGCGACGCTGATACTGAGCGCGGCGCCGTCCAAAAACTTCGCCAGATAGCGTGAAGCCCCAATAGCATCATCTATTTTTGACACCGCCACACCAAACTGAGTAACCAAGGCATTGGTAGCCTGCGTGACGGTACGAGGCATTTTTTCAAACTGCTGGTTAATTTCGTCCGACCGTTTTTCGATCGCCGCAAGCACTTCACCAATATCTAACTTGCCGGCCAGCATCAACTGGCGGAGCTCGTTAAATGGAACCCCCATACCATCAGCAATCTGCCGCGCCAGTTCCGGCATCTGTTCCAGAACTGAGTTAAACTCTTCAGCCTGAATTCTGCCGGATGCTACCGACTGCATAAATTGCCTTAGCGCATTAGCCATTTCCTGAGCTGATGAGCCGCCAATAGTGCCAATCTTCTGCAGCGTCATCACAAGTCGGTTAACATCGCTGTTAGTAGCACCTACGGTTTTCAGTGTGGCGGTGAGCTGCTGCCAGAGGTTGACGGTATCACCTAGGCTTGCCCCAGTTGCGGAGGCAATATTTACAAGCTGCTGAAAACTCCGCGCACCTTCCTCTGAACTTGAAGATAAACGTGTTACTCGCGCCTGAAGTAATGTGAATTCCTCAGACAACTGCTGGAGCTTCATCAACGCCTGAATTGATATGTACCCCTTAACGGCCACAGCAAGGCGTGAGAACCCCCCTCCCAACTTATCGAGGCTTTTATCAAGTTTTTCTGCGGAGTTGCCAGCCCTTTTGACTGATGTCTCAATCTGTTTCAGGGCCGCGTCAGCAGCGCGCTGCCCAGAAAGCAATTTTGCTACATCCGCCTCAATCTCTATCGTGTAATCGCCAAAGCCTGTTGTCATGCTCACCTCAATGGATGGTTATTACCTTATTTTTTCTCAGGGATATGGTGTTCATGACTGTAATTACATGGCGACCATGCTCAGTAAGCCGATACTCCGGGCCATCAAAAGAAATAAACTCCATCAACATTCGATAGGCCTTACGCTCGAAGGCCGAGTCAAACTTATCTTTGGACGCACTCACAGCGTTATCAACAAGTCCGGCTGAAAGTAGAGGAGCTTCGACACACCCGCTAACGCCATCCACGGTAAGAACGTTGCTACCCGTTTCCCGCCGCAGATCGCGGATATAGGTTTCGGCAATCACCTCAGCCAGTCTCTGTAGTTGCTCCATCATCCACCCCGCTTAACGGATTCAAGACCCTTAGCAACCAATGCGCGGGCAATAGCGTTTACCGTTGGTGCTACACCAATCGGAGAACGCTTGCGCTCCTCTTCCTGAATTTCACGAATGGACTGAAGGTGCTCCCGGCAAAGTGCTACCGTGATTTGTGATCGGTTCATCTGCTTACCCCTGATATTTATACAGTCAATTCATATTGTAGTTTATGCAACATAAATGACAAGTATTGCATTTTGTGAAACACTAAGGTACAAAAAAACCCCGCCGAAGCGGGGTTTTATTTCTGGATGATTAACACTTATGGTATGTCTTTTCCGCAAAATCGGCACAATATTGCTTCTTTTTTTATTGTTTCGGCGCAATACGGACATTTTTTAGTATCGTCTACTGAACCGCCACCAGCTGAGTCCGCGCCAAACACCTGTGGTTCAAGCTTAACCACTCCGGGGTTTGTGAAAGACCAGACAAGCGCGGCTATCCAACCCAAGAAGCTCCAGCCCAGGACAATATTTAGCACCCATATTGCCGTAGCGTTTTTATGCTCCCTTGAACTGGCTATAACGCCGGGAAGAACATAAATGATAATAGCGAATATCAACACAATGATGTGCCATACTGACATCAACTTATCCCCAAAAGTAAATGAAGTATTATCGTAACATCGAAGAAGACTAATCCAATACAGCCACTTTCATCGACTTGTTTTTAACCTGAACACCTCGGCGTTTGACTGAGTAATCCCCATGCGGTGCCTAGTCTCCTTAGCGGTTTGTGAAGGCCTCCGAAATCTTCTGCAGAGGCTGGTGGGCGCTTAACTATCTTCCGCCACAGCCCGTCTCAACGACCATTTTCGAGCGCTATCAGTCCTTATAGGCAGAACTCATCAAGATTGCCTATCTATAGGCATAACACACCATTCCTGCCATACATAGCCAGAACACACCGTTTCTGCCTATAAATAAAATATGGGCATTTTCATGGGGCGGTATGATTCTACATGTAATGCTCAAACTGCTACGCAGCAACGGTGACCAGCATGAACAGAACGACGAGGACAACGCCCATCACCCTGCACCTTGTAAAGAATGCCACTCCTGCAGAGAGACCAATTAACGCCAGGGTGACTGGCCAGATAGCAATTGCTGTCAAGTAGGCCGCTATCAGGTAATCCTTTGTCAAACCTTATATCTCTTTTTCTTTCAGGGCTTTTGTAACTACCGAACACATAACAGGCTAATTAGCAAAACATAATCAGAGCCCTGTGATAACAGGGCTCGCATTTTTCTGGTTATTCAAAGAGAGCTTTTTTTCGCTGCTTCAACCTCAGTTTCACAAACATCATAGTTATTGAAATTATACTGAAGGAAGATATATCCTTTATCAGAACTGTTTGCTCTAGCTTCGATCGATACGGAAGTTAATTTACTTTTTAGTGGAGCCTCTGCAGTTCCTTTCCACTCAGCTGACAAATATCTTTCATGCTTATACAATCCCATCATCCAGTCTCTGGGGTCTTTCCATATTGAACCAGCCAGAAGGAAATCATTTTCCTTGGCCTTTCCATAGATAGAAGATAGTGACTCCATGAGCTCTTTAAATCTTGACTTGATAGTAAAGCCATAACTATCTGTATCAATATCTTTCCCAAGAGCTCTTATTTGGCATAGCCCTACTGTTGGAGATATCAACAGCCCATACGCCTCAAAGCCAGCATTCATTTTGGGTAAAGAGTTAGCCGTATAAAGATTGACATTATTCGCCATTGGCTCAAGCTCTTCACCAATCATGTCTTCAATATTTTTCTTAGACAAACCGGCCTCTAAACCGAATGGTCCTTCACCTGGTGGAAGTAACGGCGTGATGGTGGAATGGGGTTCTGCTTTGTCTGCTTGTTTTTCTGTGATTGCTTCGTTTGCTTGCTCATTAGGTACTTTCACTTCAGCTAACCCATACGTTGCCGAAAGGTATCTCTGTTGAAGCATCGCCCTTGTTTGCTCCTGCGTCGCAATAGCAGATAGTTTCAGTGCCTGTAGCAGACCACCACTGTACTGACTTGCATCTTTCTTAGCATCGGCAATCTGTGTATCAAGAGTTTCAATTTCAGTTTTTAATGCCGCCGCTGCTTCAGGATTTGGTTTAACACCGCTAACAGATATCTCAATCTTAGCCCCCGACTCAATCGCGTTAATACGCTGCTCCAAAAGGGCTTTATTAGTCCCTAAGACTTCAAGTCTGGCTGTTATAAGATTTCTAATTAATCCCCCAGTATACTGCCCCTGCTGTGATTTAGCCTCGACAATTTCTTGTTCAGCCTTAGCCAGTTCGCTACGGAGACTTGCAACTTCCTGCTTCTGCTCCGGGGTTAAATCCTTTGGCCCACACCCAGCCAAGAGGCTAGTGGCAATAACGCATGCTAAAAGTGTCTTTTTCATATCCCTAATCTCATTATGTCAGCTCGGATTTATCCTAACATCAATCGAAGCAGCAACAAATCACCACCAATTCCTGTAGTAGGTAGAAGCGAATGGATCACCGTGTCGATGTAGCACGGAGTTAACACGTATCCCTGATAAATACACAGGTATCGCCCCTCCTGATTCCGATCTAATATTGAGCTATATCATCTGCATACCCTGTACGCATAGCTCTGACAGTTCTTCTACGCCAGTCTGTGAAGAGGTGTCATACCCCGACACTGCAGGTCGCATGAAGGATGCAAAGATATTTGCACTGACCGTTATCGTCATCATGATGGCTGTACTGTTGTTAATTTAGTTCATCGTTGTGCTTTTCTGAGCATAATGCTGTATACCGCGGAGTCAGGCGCTAAGCTCATTCTCCGGACAAAAGCCATGAGGTTTACGCTCAAAATCGTGGTTCTCTGCGCCGCTATGCGCTGTTGCTCGTTATGCGAGTTGTGGTGCTGGAACGCTGCTTTAAATTAATTGATTCAAGGAGGATCGATGAGGATAGGTATTGCCTTCCCGGTGATCGTATTTATCGTTGCTGTAGCTTTTCTGGCGTGGTTCATTCTGGGTGGCTATGCGACTCCAGGTACATAAGGCAGATCCAACATGAGTGCAGATTTTAAAGAAACTTGCAGAATGGCTAGACAGCCAGTCCTCTGATGCTCCGCCTAAATAAGATTTAAACAATGCAGAGGAAGCATGTCTGACTTAGTTATCCCCATACTTATTACTTTGCTGATTATCGGGTTGGTTGGGATAGTCCTCAGGCTGGACAAAATTTTCTTCAAGCGAAGGAGTGGGCGGGATGACTTTGAGTAAGCCAGACCGGTAGTTCGATGTTTTTTGGTAATGCCGCAGACGTACAGGAAGCATGGGTAAGTAATCGGTGGGTAGAGATAGGTCGCAGAAATGCGGCTTTTTTTATTGGATGGAATTACAGGTGTAAAAAATCACAGCAATAAGCTGATCATTTTATTGAAGTTTCTTATTTTCCTGGGTAGGATTTGAGTGTTGCTTGAGCATTTTGTGCTCATACACAAAAGGAAAACCCCTGAACAGTTGGAGCTGTTCAGGGGCTGCAAAACATCATTAATTGGCTAACAATGCTTTCTTGAGATCTCGGTTTAGAAGATTAACTCAAGCGAGATCCCCTGTAAAGCATTCGATGCCATCTTTTTAGGTGGTGCAATGAGTAATCCAATAGCTCTCAATGAGTTTGATTTTGATGGTTATGCTGTAAGAACAGTGATCGATGAGGATTCCGAAGTATGGTTTGTTGCCAAGGACGTTGCGGATATTCTTGGTTATGCAAAAACAAATAATATGACGGAACGGCTTGATGATGATGAGAAGCGGACGCTGTATATAGCAGCATCTCAGAATAATCAAACACTTATCAATGAGTCAGGTCTGTATAACGCAGTAATGGGATCTCAAAAGGAAGAGGCAAAACGTTTTAAGAGGTGGGTTACTTCAGAAGTGCTTCCATCTATTCGCAAGACAGGCGGCTACAGTCTCACGCCTAAAACATATTCCGAAGCTCTGTTTGTTGCTGCCCAACAAGCAAAAAGAGCTGAGGAAGCAGAACTTCTCGCAGGTAAAAGGGACTCGCAGTTTAAATCCGTCCGGGGCGCTTACGGCAACCACGTTATGCAGCACAACAAATATGTTCATAGCAAGGGCGAAGGTTTCAGGCACGCCACCATTGCACATGTTAAAAGCGTCATTCCTGGTAAATATAGTTGGCAGACACTGGCAAACTACTGCGGCTACCACGGGCTTTCAGTGGAAATTCTTACACCTCACTACCAATCCGTTCCATTAAACTCCTACCCTGCAGAAGCATGGATGGCGATCTACAATATCGACATCACAAAATTCTGATACCTATTTAATAAGAATGTAACGTCCATAACCCGGCCACCGTGCCGGGTTTCTTTTACACCTAACCCTTTGTAACCAAATTCATGAGAATAGCATCTACCTCATCTCGCCCTTCGTGTCGGTCACTTTTGAGTAACCATTTCAGCACATCAATAGCCTCCTGCTGGTGGATAGGACTGATCGTAGCAAGTTGGGTATCAAGCCAGTCCTCTCGATCATAGACCTCCTGACTCAGCCCTTCTGAATACTGGTGACCTAACTCTCGCCCAGCAGCATCGCGTATCCAATAAAGCCACGTCCAGTAATCAAATTCGCGGACAACATCGGATAGTGTGTGAGGTGAAGGCAGTACATCCGTGAAACCATGATGTGCATCTTTCCGAGCATCATCCAGTTCCAGATATCGCTCGATACCTGAAATACTTCCATCGGCGACTTCTTCCCTCGTCAGCCCAAAATCCTCATCTACCAGAAATGCAGATCGTGAGATGAGCAACTCTGCTTCTACTGGTTCCATAGCAGCTTCATAACTACCAAACACAGCACGAACTTCGCTGGCCTTCCTGATATTCTCCCTGGCAAGCTTGAGGTAGTGCTGAGGATCATCCATGAAAAAGGTACCGAAAGCGGTTTGCAATATGTCAGCACCATTAGCGACCATCCAGTCACGATACCGTTTCTCTACGTCTTTTGGGCTAATGGTAAGCTTCTCAAGTGCTGCCTCTGCAGCATCCAGATGTGCTGGCTCATTCAGCTTAATCACTTCCAGCACCCACAAATAAGCATCGGTCTGCTTATGACCAGTAATGACCTTTTGGGGCGGCAGTGCCTTTGTTAACGCAGGTACGTTCGAAAAGCGCGCCTCAGGGATAGTGAAAAGAACCTTGTGAGCCGGATTATCAGCGAACAATCCACTGCGCTGGCAGAAGCTACTCACAGTGCTGGGCTTAAGTCCCATTTTATTCGCGATGGTGCGATACCCTACACCACTACGTTTGAGGCGAGCGATTTCCGCCTTCTGTTCTGTAGTCAGTCGCATGTTACTGATCCATACCCATGTCAAAAATCATCGTCATACGGAGGTGTCTGGTCGTATCCTTCATACCCGGTCGCGGGCGGTTGCTGCTCCTGGGCCCGGCGCAGGGCATCAGTAGCCTGTCCTTGTTGACCTACTTTACCGCCTGGGCGGACCGTTCTGGCGCTGAGTACACTGTCCGCAATAACCTGATAACCTTGCTGCATACCACCATCCTGACCAGTCCACTGATTGAGCTGCATATTGCCCGCCAAGCTGACAAGGTCGCCTTTATGGTGTTTGGCCAGCGCGTCAGCCTGCTTACCAAAGGCAATCACGCCCAACCAGAAAGTAGCCTCTCCGTTATCTGCCGCATTACAGGGCAGAGCTACCGCCAGGCGGGCCATTGTCATGTTCGTACCTTTTCCCGTTGTTCTGGTCTGCGGGTCGGCCACCAGCCGGCCATACGCTGAAATTTGAGCTGTCATCGCAGTGATCCTCTCTTCTGATACCCTGTACCTGATTCAGTGTTGGTTCAAACTGGTAGTTTGTTGCCTCAATGTTGGTTCATTTTTTAAACATGAAACCTTATTAAACAGATAGATATAACTACTGAGGCAACTGAACCAACTGAACCAACACCTAAACTACACACATGGAAGAATGCTTTTACTCTGGCTGGTCGTCGTCCGGCAGATACTGCAGGACATAAACCCGAATCTGTCGCCCATCAATGCGTGGTGACTTTCTCTGAAACCCCCGGCCTGAAGTCGGCGGTGTCAGCATGCCAGCTTTCTTCAATACCTCCGCAAACTGACGAGTGTTAAAGCCGCGGGCGATCTCCCCTTCGAAGGCTGCCGGGAAGGTGTAGAACACCATCGGGTCAGTCTCATGACCGCCCTTCTGCCGGTATCCCGCCATGTTGGAGATGGGGAGACTGGTCGGGTCATACGGGAACGGTGCAAAGCGGCTCATGCCGTAAGCGTTCAGGAATGCCTCTGTCTGCTCAATAATTTGCTGATGCTCTTTGTTGCCGGTACCGAATTCACGCAGCCAGGCGTTATAGCTGTACTGAATAGCATCCCGACACGTCTGCTCATCCCAGCCGGTGATCACATTACCTAACAATAGTGCGGCTTCCAGAATGGCAAACCGGGCGCCAACACGATGGACCTGCTCCCCGTAATCCGACGGGATCAGACTACGCCAGCGCTCTTCCGCTGCCCTGACGGCGCTTACTGCCTCTTGCTGGTGGTCCGCTAGCCACTTCACCCACTCGCGCCCGGCCACTCCGTGGTTGTGCTGGTATGCATCTTTGAGAGCATCGGCATGGTGCTTACCATTGGTATGCTCATGGAAACGCACTGCCCGACGCATCGGAATGTTCAGCAGGCGAACCAGTTGGCCCGCTTTAGCCTTACGGCCGGCACTGGCAATGAAGGTCTCCAGATCCATCTCACCGGTACTGATGGCCACAGTACGCCAGCGCTTCAGATCACGGTTTCCCCCTTCCTTCGCTCCCTGCAGTTTTCCCGTGCCGTTAAACAGCGCGTAGGCCGATTTATAGACCTCCACCGGGTCAGCCCCCTGGCCGATTTCGTCTAGCGGCATCAGCGCGTCGTTGTGTGCGGCAGCTTCATTCGCCAGCCCCAGCGCTGTACCGTACCAGGTGAGACGCAGCACGTCAGGGTTACCGTAAAGACTGGCGGCCACATTAGCAGTGGTAGTCTTACCCGCGCTCGACTGTTCGTAGAGGTGGATGCCGAATCCATCCGCACCAGCAAGGCCAATCAGCGGGGCGGCCAGAGCTGCGGCCACACCAGTCATCATCGAGTAGTTGCCAAAGGCCAGACGTCCAACGCTCTCTCGCCAGCTTTCAACAGTACCGCTGGTGGTATAACCGGATGCGGCAGAACTTCGTCCGTTAAACAGCACCGGTTGATCTGGAGTACCAATGATCTCGCCATCCGGCATGATGTAGGCGCCACACTGCCAGCCCGTAGCATGCGCAATCCGCCATACCTCACCATTGGCACAGCTCTGCAGCCAGTCGGCCAACGTTGCACGTAAACCACTTTTGGTTGTGACGTTCAACCCACCAGCTTTGAGCGTTCGCCAGCCTTCGCGTTCACCAATATCAGCAAATGGTATTGCCTGGACAGTATCCCCCTTCGAACCGAATGGGCGCCAGCGCAGGATCAGATACCGGGTTTTACTGTCATCTATGCCAGTGCCTATGACCTCCAGAGCAGAACACAGCCAGCTTTCACGGGTAGTTATTTCCCCGGTATCTTTGTCTGATTTGGGTTCAACCCAAAAAATACCGTCAGCTCGGCTTTCAACATGTGGCTTCAGGTTGTCACTATTCGCAGATTTATTGGCTTTCAGAATTGATGTCGTTGTGTGCTCGCCCTGTTCTCTGAGCCTGGCCAGATATTGCCTCCAGTTTTCCGGTTTTTGGTCAGGAATTCCCTTATATAATTTCGCTTCCAGTACACCTGCCTGAGCAAGTTTTTCCCCAATGGCATTAATCATTATTGGCTCAATGCTTCCAGCCAGATAAACACGAGCACTGCGACGCCCTTTATCAATAATTTGCAGGTTCTCCAGTTCCGCCAGCTGCTTCGGTCCAAGATAAATGGGAGGTGTTCTGTCCTCAGCGACTTGTTTACCCATGCCCTCTTCCCATCCTTTTGCATGTGCATACGCATCGGTTCCAGCAAAAATAACTGCTTCAGTAAATTTTTCTTTTGGCAAATGTTTCAGGTTAGGTGCCAGTTTCATTGACGCTTCTCCCGATGTGCACGCAAGACGTAATCAGCAAGTTCTTCATCCGCCGTTTTAATCGTTTCTGGTACATCCTGGAGTAACGAGATCAGAGCACAAATTAACTGCATATCCCGTTCAGATGCTTTCGTGCCCTCTAACCATATTGAGAGCAGTGCCTGTGCTTGTTCAACACGACATTGGGCATCAATAAGATGCATATCGCTCATACCCTGACCTCCGCATCAATTCTGGCCATATCGACAATCGCCAGGACTTTATCCAGCCAGCAATGCACAATGACTGCTTGCTCAACGTCGAGGTATGGTGATAAATCTGTCATTACATGAACCAACCCATTGCGAGCGCGGGCCATACGTTCTGCGGTACGCTCTGCCAGCGTAAAATCTTCCGGATACGGTTGCTCACGGGATAGCATCGCCTCGGCCTCAAGTTCAGCAGGATGGCGGTATATAGCGTTTATATTCATTTTCCCGCCCTCATTTTTGATTCTTTGACGCAGTCAGAACGACACACACCCGCATTCGCTACGGTATCGTTCAGCGCCAGCACCACCTCACCAACCGTACCCAGCATTGCGCCTATTTTGCGCATGTCTCCCTTTGCGGTCTCCTCGGTGTAGTTGTCATTGTCCGTGGCCCAGAACATCAGGCTTCCAATGGCACTAATGCCGAGTAACAAATCACTCACAGCCTCATCCATGCGGTTTTGAATGCCTTCCAGCTCATCAACGGTGGCGCCTTTGCCGAATTCGTGGCGAACTAAATCGTTATACAGGCTCATGCCGCCACCTCCTGAACGCGTGTGATGCGTACATGGCGGAACCCCTCACGCTGCGCCTGAAGCACTGCGTGGGCCATTGCTGTTTTAGTGTCGCTGGATGTGAGTTGATAGCCGATGCCAACGGTTAAACCGCGCTTATTAACGGCGTAGCCGGTGATGCGGAAATTGTTACGCATGAGCCACCTCCAGACGGATGCGACCAGCGAAAAAGCAGACATGATCCCGAACCAGAGAGCGGCGGGCTTCGCGCTCAGAATGTGCGGTAATGTGATGGATTTGAGTTTTAATTGTCGGCATATCGCGGCGAACAGCGGCGATAATCCATATAAATTGCGTATTTTGGGTAGGGGTAGTAGCCATGTGGCATCCTCCATACAGTGACCTAAAAGACCACCACAGGAAACGCCAATTTCACTGGTGGTGGACTGAGCGAGGTTGGCGTAACCGGACTGTATGGACTCCGGCGCTTCCGAAGAAGCCCCCACCCAGCCCACCATAATTTTGTGAGCGGCGCGGATTATAACCGCAGCGCCAAAAAAAGGGTGAGTTGGTTTAACGACACAAAAAAAGACGCTCGGCGCGTCATGTATCGCCATACAGTCATTCAGGACGCCAATCCCGGCACCAGATTTTGCTGGTGCGATATAACCATAGAACGGGATACCGTCAGGCCGCAAGCCCTTTTTGTTACGGTGCGGCAATTTATAGCTGGCGGTGTGATGGGCTCCACATACACCGCCGGCGCCGGACACGCTATCTTCCAGATAGTCAGTTTCCGAACGCTTACCCGCGGGCGTAATTGTCTTGAAACTCCGCCAGGCGTTTTGTACGCCACTATCAGTGGCCCGTAAAGTGACAGGTTTTGACAGGTTTCCACGGTGGCGCACCGCCTGCAGAGCGTTAACTTTTGCATACATCAGGCCAGCCAGAGAGAGGCTTTTACGCCGTGCACCGGTAATCATTGCTTCACCTCCGTGTACTCCTTCATGAAGCGCTCAATGGGCTGTACGCACGGGAACTGGTACCCCTCGCGATAGAACGTCACGCGGTTATGCGCTACAGCGGTCACGTTCACCATCTGGCCGTTAGCGTCGCGGTAGGAGTGATTTGGTAACGGTGTGCTGGTGGGCTTAACCATTAATGAACCTCCAGCAGATCCGGCTGATACTTGCGCCAAAGCTCGATTTCTTCAGCAGCAAGGCGGGCCTTCTCGCCTTTGCACGACTGCAGGTCTTTTCCGCGCTTACTGGCCTTCTTCGTGTACAGCTCTTTGCGCCGGGTATGCTCATTCAGGAATGCGAACGGCACTCCGTAGGAGCCGGTTTTGCGGATGGACGGGATAACGTCGCGGAATACCCAATAACTGAAGCGATGGGCGAACGTACCGGACGTGGATGCTTTACGGCTACGGGCAATCAGTTTATAGAAGCCAGATTCTGCGGCCATATTCCAGCTACGCGCCCCGCCGCGCTTACCCGAATGACCCTCAGTTAAAGTTAGGGTCATTACCTCGTCACAATCCAGAGAGGAAACGGCACTGGTTGGATTGCTGATCTCCAGCGCCTGGCAGACGTCTGAGACAACAAACCACGGCTCACCGTAAACATTCACAATGCGCACGGTATACCCCTCAAATTTAATAACTGAAATATCGCTCTCTTCGGCTTTGAATATCTCTTTCTGGCTGGCTACAGGCTGAGTGGAGGCCTCAGAATTGAATCTGCTTTTTTCGATTTTCATTTTGTCGGCTCCGTTATGCGGCGGTGAGGTTGTCCGGGTAGAGATTCAGAATGTCGGTGATATCCTGCTCAGAAAGGCCGTAATAACCACCAGCGGCAGCATTGCTGTTTACCAGTTGAATAACTTTTAGAACGTCACCGCGCCCGGTAAAACGGTACCGGAGGTGTGAGCCGATACCGTCGGGATTCTTTTCGTCCGTGCGCTCAAGGAGGATATCAAGGCGGCGCTCTAACTCGCTGGCATAATTACGGCCAGACGACAGGTGGCAATGGTGCAGGATATCATTCTCTGTCCACCCACCGGTCCCGCAGCGCAGCATGTAGGTGCGAGCACGGTGTTTCTTCGGAGTGCGTCTTGAGGCTTGAACGGTGTAGGCTGGTGGCGTAACATCAGATCCGCGATGATCTATGTTAGCCGCCTGTAACGGGCGGTTTTCTTTTTTCATCAGACCACCTCACCACGTGATTCAGCAATGCGTTGATTAATCCATTCATCAATTTCATTTTCAACAAATGCGATCGAACGCGAACCGATTTTTACGGGCCGAGGAAATCTATTTTCTTTAAGAAGGCGATAAATCCACGCCTTACTGTAGCCAGTACGCCGAAGCACCTCGGATAGGCGAATAAAAGATTGCGACATATATACCCCTGTACATATTAATAATCTGCGCTAGACGTCATTAGATGACTGGGGCATTACAGCAACTCAATAAAAATCTTTCACTGCAAACAAAGAAAAAAACTTGAATGCAAAACTAACCGTTTGATTTTAAAGCCTTATTAGCAAGAGAGAAGATACCATTAATCGTTCTTTCTTTCATGCCTCTAATATTTCTAGAGTCTATTGATAGAGCTAACCTACCTTGACTCCATTTAACTGGTCGCTCCGTAACCTCTTGAAGAACTGCCCCTAAAACCACTAACGCTTTTTGTGAAATTACTTCATCAACCTCATCCCCATCGTCTGAGAGTCGCCTTTCAAAATCAAAAAGATTTGCAGGGGAAATACCAATTTCACATCCAACAGGAAGACCTTCGGCAGGATAGTAATTTCTATTATCTAGATAGCAAACATTTTTTTCGACGTCTTTTTCGCCATTAAAAACAGAAACATAACCTTCGTCAAATCTATTCATCAGGTTATAAAGCTTACCATTTGAGGAACGCAGAAAAACACCATCAATATTCATTAGTTCAGATGGCTCTCTTTTCTTATTTGTTTCAATAAGAGATGCTATATCTATAAATTCAGCGCCAATCATTGGAAGTTCAAAAATAACATCATCCATGTATTGCAAGTTCTGGCTATAATCGAAATATTCATATTCAACATTATAAATCGAAGGAAGTTCTCCAGACAAACCACATTTATTAGAAGGAGCAAGTGAAAAATTGTGTTTTAAACATTCATCGACCAAATAAGCTTCAAACAAAGAATTATATTCCGAGCTGCCTCTTTCAGGATACCCTATAGCCTTCTTGAATTTCCCCATCAAATAAAAATCGAATGTTTCCTCTAAACGTTTAATATAAGGCATCGATGCTACCTTTACTTCCCTTATGACAAAATGTTTTGTTCTGGGAAATTTTACAGATAAGGTAATTTCTTTATCTAATGCTAGCTCTAAAAGGTCTAAGGCAGACACTTTGTCTTCAAGAGATAGGGATAAACGATCAGCGGCTTCATTAGCATCAATCCATTTTTTTATTCTCAAAAGCTTACTTTTTATCACATGCTACCTCTCGCCCCCTGTTTTAGGCGGCTATGTCAGCCCGCAGAGGTGTACGGGTTTTCAGGGATTAGCCTAGACATAGCCTATTCTTTGTTCGTTTACCTAAGTCTACTATCGCCTCTCTATACTGTCTATGCATCCAGTCAGGCGCGTTTCCCGAACGAGCCATGGACCACATTTTCACCATTCTCCAGCGCCTGCATATAGTCGGCATACCACTGGAGCATTTCCCGCCGGCCATCCAGATACTGAGCGTGGTTATATGTCCCGCGGATGGAGTTCTTATCGACGTGCGCCAACTGCGTTTCAATCCAGGCGGTGTTATAGCCCTGTTCATGGAGGATGGTACTCATAGTGTGGCGGAAGCCATGCCCGGTCGCTTTACCGTCATAACCAATACGCTTAATCACTTGGTTAATGCTGGCCTCACTCATTGGCTTGCCGGCATCATTCCGTCCGGGGAAAACATACTTTCCTCGCCCAGTAAGCTGGTGGATTTCTTCAAGCAGTTCGCGAACCTGAGTTGAAATAGGAACGAGATGTGGCCGCCGCATCTTCATTCGCTCTGCTGGGATATTCCAGATCCCTTTATCGAAGTCGATATCAACCCATTCAGAAGCACGGAGCTCAATTGTCCTGAGCCCAGTAAGCATAAGCAGGCGGGTAGCATTTCGAGTCACCACGCTGCCGCTATAGTCGTTCAGAGCTCGCAGAAAGTCAGGTATTTGTTCAACCGATAAATGAGGGAAGTGTTTTTGCTTTGGTGCTTTTAGAGTACTGGCGAGATCGACCACGGGATTATGTTCTGCTCTGCCGGTGATGACAGCATAGGTGAAGATCTGACGGCAGGCTTGACGTGTCTTTTTGAGCTTATCAAGTACTCCACGTTGTTCCATCTTGCGAAGAACAGCCAGCATATCAACGGGCTTAATATCAGTGATCGACCGGGAGCCAATATAAGGAAAAATATCTTTTCTCAGATACTCCAGGATGTCGCTGGCATAGCCTGCTGACCAGTTCATCGATTTATGTTCATGCCATTCCAGCGCCAGTCTCTCAAAGCTGTTTGATACGGCCATCGCCCTGGCATGTTTTTTTTCCTGCTTTTCCTGTCCCGGGTCACCACCTGCAGCCAGTACTTTTTTAGCCTCTGCTCGTTTTTGACGTGCATCGGCCAGCGAGACCTCAGGGTATACACCTAAAGCCAATGACTTTTCTTTACCGGCGACCCGGTACTTCAGCCGCCAGTATCGAGCGCCGTTGGGGTTCACCAAGAGGTAAAGGCCACCGCCATCAGACAGTTTATAGGGTTTGTCCTTAGCTTTAGATGTATCGACCTGGCGGGCTGTGAGCTTCAC